CCAGGCCCCCGCCGTCAATCCCCACCGTCACCACATCAGCGCGCTGCAGGATATCGTCCAGGCTGACGCGCCTGCCCTGCTGCTCCCAGAAATCCGCGCCCGCCCAGCGGTCAGAACGCAGGGCAAGACCGATTTCCACATTGGCGTGTTTTGACATGAAGCCACGAAATACTTCCTCACCAGCCTCCCGGGCTTTACGGTACTCCCGGTACAGAAAGGCCTCATCCACCGAATAACCGAGATTCGGGTTAACCATGGCGAGGTTTTCCATCAGCAGGTGAGCCCCGCTTTCCACCATTTCAGGAGGATGCTCAAAAATCACCGGCAGAAAGTGCGGATCATGAATTTTGCCGTCACGGACATCCCGGGCATACTGCAGTTTCTGTCTGAACACCCCGGCGGGCGGTTCATTCGACTGGGTGGTCGTATACACCACAAACCCTTCCGGACGGGAGGCAAGCCCGCCGATGGCTTCACGTAGCATGTCTTCCGCCTTGTACTGCTTGCCAAACAGCCACAACTCATCAATCAGTGTCCCCACGGACTTGATACCGGACACCGTATTCGGATCGGCTGCCACCACCTTCAGGGTGGTGTCCGTCACCCGATGGGTGATGGTCCGGATATGTGTCTGCACCTGACAGAGGTCATCCAGATCATCGTCCCGTCGTACCATATCCCTGGCAGGGTTGAAGGCGTTAGCCGCCACCTCCACGGTCGGGGCCAGAATGGTGTAGCCCGCCGCCTGCCGCCAGTTCAGTAACAGCGCCGTCATCATGATCCCCGCAGCCAGCGTGGACTTACTGTTTTTCTTGGGGATAAGGATAAAAACTTCCTTGATATGGCGTACACCGGTCTGCGCATCGTAGGAGCCAAACAGGGCCGCCACCAGGTCAAACACCCACGGTGCACAGGACTCCCCGAATGTCGGGCTACCCGGTGCATCCACAATTCGCAGTTGTTTAAAAATCGCCAGTGCATGTGCAGCCTGGTCCGGATAAATCGGAGCCGGAATAATCGACAGCCCCTTTTTCAGGCGCTCTGCCCAGTCCGGGCAGGCCGTGCTCCACACAGGTATCATCCGTTGCCCTCATTATCATTATTCACCACCAGGCGGGGTGGTGGTGGCACCGCAAAACGGTTAGCCGCTTTTTTCGCCGCGTCACCTTTTGCCGATTTTTTACCGGCATCCCCTTTTTTGTGGTGCGTGAACTGCGCCAGCTTATAAGCCGCATCCAGCGCCAGCCTGGGGTCGGTATTAATGTTCTCCACCAGAAGACGCCCCATCGCTTTCACCGGATCGGGAAGACCATCCTCCATATATTCAATACCAGGAGACATCACCGCGGACGGTGGCATCTCCGGATTGTTTTCGTCCGGCTGTGGTATTGCAGCCGCCTCACGGCGACGGGGTTTATCCTCCTGCTCTGATTTTTTCTGCCGGTAAACAGGAACCTCATCCACCTCCACCGTCTCGCATTGTTTACGGGCTATAAACGCAAGCACCTCCGGATCTTTTGCCAGCTGCGAGCCTTTAACCCTGGCGGTCTTCGCCGAATAACCAGCGGCAATGGCTGACGCTGTTTTGTTTTTCCCGGACATGAGCGCCAGCGCAAATTTTCGTTTTTGCGTTGTCAGCACAGCCTCCTCCCGGGTCCAGAACGCACTCAGCCGGGTATGGTTCAGCCCATTTTTCCCGGCGTCTCATGCCGCAAATGTTAACTGCTGCCTGGTTAACATTTGCTGAAAAAGCCAGTTAACATTTTTTCCGCACAACAAACTGAATAATAAAGATAAAAACCGCAAAAATGCCCGGACAGCCAGTTAACATGTTAACTACCCTGAAACGGGAATTTTTTCTCTGCGTGAGAGGGGGGGCGGTGTCCGGAGCGATCGTTTTTTACGCCGAATGATACCCCCCCGGTCGGGTTACAGTCCGATGATGTCGTCCGCTCTGCCACTACCTCCGGACACCTCCGGCAGCGTCGGGTCCGGCATACCACCCGCCGCTTCACGAGCAGACTTTTGTCGATGGCATTCGGTACAGAGCGTCCAGAGATTCGTCTCCTCATTACCACCACCGAACTGAAGTGCAATTCGGTGATCGAGTTCACTGTCACAGAGGTCAACCACACGACCACAGAGACAGCACTGCCCGGCATCCCTCAGCCAGATACGACGCTTGAGGGAAACCCGGGCACTGCCACTGACACGACGCTGTTCCCCCCTCAGGACATTTATCCGCCGGGTGTTCAGAGTTTTGATTCTGCCCGGTAACGTACGAAGCACAGCCATGTAAAATCCTCGCCATATAGCTTGTCACCAGAGGAAAGAAAATGTCATCGAAAAACCGGACACGCAGAACAACAACCCGCAACATCCGATTTCCAAACCAGATGATTGAACAAATTAACATCGCTCTTGACCAGAAAGGTTCAGGAAATTTTTCTGCGTGGGTCATTGAATCTTGCCGCCGGGAGCTGGCAGCAGACATAAAATATGCCCGTCAGTTGACTATAAAAAAGAATGATACACAGTATGCTCTGCGATGGCTGTTCATATAACTATTTCTTTATATTGCTGAATTTATAAAAACTCACAGACATTAGCTGTATTAATTCCGAATTGAAATAATCAGCCATATAGAATAAAAATAAAGCATAACAATAATAATCTTCTACCCAATCAGTACATTACTGCTGTGACTCCAACACGGCAGTTTTTTTATTGAACAGATTCCAGTTTCTTCCACCATCGCACCGGACCAGCGACCATGAGGGGACAACGCCGCGCTCCGTTAACGCGGTAAACCCCGGTGTGTATCGTTTTTGATTATCCCCGCACACTCGCGCAGAGGAGTCTCCCTGTCGGGCTGCGGTCTCTGTTAATGCAGGAATACGGCGACAATACCGCGCATGAATAATAAGGTCGCTCAACACACTGGCTGTAATGCAGCGGATACCATGCGGCATTTAGCGGCATTCATCGTACACTCAACGGTTAGCTCTTCATTCGTGGCATTCACCTGAAAGGTCCTGGAGTGTAATTGCGTACATTTACCACTGAACGAACCTTCAACAAGAACACGACCACGCTGCAAAATACGGAACGGAATTGTTCCCTGAAAAGGCTTTACGGTTACCAATAATTTCTTCATGCATTCTCCGAATAACAAAAATACTAGTTAATACACTGAGTGCGGATATATTCCTGAAGCATTCTCAATGCTGCCTGGTCGCTGATGATTCCGTCTCTGATACCGAGAACGTTTCGTCCAGCAACCGGAGAGAGTTCGACGGCGGCATCATTGCCCACGCCGGAGGTGCCGGTGGCTTCACGCACGGTACCGGAGCAGGTGGCGTTGATCCGCAGGCGCTTACGACCAGCGGCAACATCAGCACGCAGAGTTTCATTTTCAGCTCTCGCATCGGCTAATTCCCTCGAGTATTTTGCATCGAGCGCAGCAACATCACGCTGGCGCACCTGCATGTCAGTAATGGTGGCATTCGCCTGTTCCAGCTCTCTGGCTTTTTTATCGCGCTGCGCTTTGTAGGTGAGCGCGTTGTCACGGTAATGGTTTGTTGCCAGCCACAGCGCACCACAGCCAACCGCCATGACAATAATCACCACACACAGAACACGGTTCATCTCTCTTTCACCCCACCAGTCCCGATAACGTCAGGACTCGCCAGGCGGTGGAAAAGAAAATGGCAACCAGCATGACTAAAAATGAAATGCCGACAAGTACACAGAGGCTCTTCACCAGCGTTATGAGTTTATCTGATATCATTAGCCACCCCATCAATCCGCCTTTGTTATTTTCCCTTTGCCTGTATCAGCCAGGACAAAATCAATCAGCATATTCGCTTCATTTACCAGCGTACGGATTTTTGATACATGCGCGGCTTTAACCTGTTTCCACTCATTCAGCCCGGTAGCAAACACACTGGCAATGTTTTTATCCCGTTTCATGTCAGCACAAGCCTGGTTGAGTTCTTCCATCACGCTCATTTTACGGGGATTAACGACAAAACCCTTCGTCCAGTACTCGTAAAGAACATCGTCGCACTCTTCCTGATACCGGATGACCTTATCGCGGATTTCGGGTTTTACTTTGTTGGGATTAATGGTTTGTAGCCAGCCGGCAAGTTTTCGAAGTGGCATGGACACCATATTGCGTTGTTTCCCATCCTCAGCAACCATAACGATTTCCGTTATAGTTGACGCAAAACGCTGTCTTAACTTAGCCAACTGTGATTGCCAGGCCAGCCCCATCCCCGCAACGACAGGTTTCATGGGAACGTATGGTTCGCCATTATGGTTAACTACATAAAGAGAGTTGCCGTGAAACGGCACGGCCATCATATTCATCGGTTATTTCCTTTTAGTGATGAACCTTGTCTCACAGGAATCCAGCCCACAGAAAGGCACCGACAGCCAAACCGGTATCCTCAAGGGTCATCCTGAAAGGTTCTGTGTTGTGAGATGCGCGTGAGATGCGCAGAAATGACAAAGGCATCATTACGGTGCCTGAGTGTTAAACAACTGTTTTGACTTTATTCACTTACATTTTGCCAATTTGCAGGATTTCGTGTTATCCATCCATGTAAGCAAACCTCATTTTTCAGCAAAATATTCTGCTTATCTGTCGATACCCCAGCACGCCAGCGCGCTCTCCTGGTCACGACGGGATACCTGACCGTAGCAGTTGTTTGAACGAATACGGCAGTCTCTGCCACCGTCCTTAATCCACCAGCGAATCGCCTCACACGCTCCCCTGCGATCGCCTGCATTAATTCGTCTGTAAAACGTCGACGGGAAACACTTACCGGGACCAATGTTGTACGGACAGAATGACGCGATCCCCGCTTTCTGGGGTTCGGTCAGTGGCACTTTGATGTTTTTCTCCACCCATGCCAGCGCCTTATCACGTTCAATGGCGTTAACCTGGTCGCATTTTTCCTTCGACAACTTCATGCCCGGGAGGACAGGCTTACCATCCACCCGGGTGGCACCGCGACAGATGGTCCAGATACCCGCGCCATCACGGTATGCCGTGGTGTGGTTACCTTCCTTTTCATCCAGAAACTGGTCGAG